AATCTGTGGATAGAGTTTTTCTTTTTCTTGAGAACGAACTTTTGCTACATCTTCTTCTGTGTAGAACTTATTCTTCACATCATCTGATACAGCGGTAGTAGCAGTGGGTGCGTCAGCACCAGACAGTGATACTACTGGGACAGTTGCTGAGTCAGTTGCAAATGCTTCTGCTACAGCCGTTTCTAAACCTTCTGACATTTTGATTCCTTTACATCCTAGGGGTCGTTTTACGAATGAGCCAAAGCTCTTAACACATATGACCAAACATTTTTAAGCAGTATCCATTTTTCTAGTATTTAGGGAAAAATACTGCCTAAACTGATTATTTTTCGTATTCTTCTGGTACTCGACGCATTGGAAGTTTAGTTCCGTATGCCTCTGTTACCAGACGGTTTCTGATCTCTTGTTCTCCTTGCATAACCATTGCCTGTGCCCCATCGAGAACTGGGCTTGCTGCTCCAGGTTGACCAGCCATAGGCATGCCAGACTCTGGGTTCATTACTGGTTGACCTGGGGCCCCATCGGGACCAGGCATAAAGCCCGTCAACTTAGTAATTTCTGCAGCAATTTCATTTTTTAGCATCTGTAGTGCGCCATCAGCCTTAGCATCATCAATGAGCTCTTGACGGATTTCTTGCATCTTTTCAGCAGGGAACTCTTCGCCAAGTGTACGCAAAGCGCCTTCCTTGGATTCAAGTCCCATAGACAGCATTGATTGAACTTCGTTTAAAGCAATTAACTTGTCTAATGGTAGAGGTTGCGGGAAAATTACGTAAGAGCGGTATGTGAGTGGGTCGTTAGGATCTAACTGTGCGGTCTGACCCGGTTTAATTGGAGTGTTAAATGTAGGGTTCCAAGTAAACATTTCTGGTTCTTTAACAGCAAGGTTAAGAAGAATAAGTTCGTTGATGCGCTCTAGCCCGTGTGCGTATTGAATAATTTTTTGGTGATAGCGGTTCATCAAAGGTTGGAACATAATAGAAAGAGCCACACCTGAAGTATTGGAAACAGGCATTGCTTGACCAAGAGCCGTTTCTGGAACACCAACCATTTCGTGCATAGACTTCTTAAGTAACTCCATGAACTCCATGGCGCCCTTTAGTCCTTGTGAGCCACCCTCAAGATTTTCGACTCGAGCCTCTTTTGGTAATCCACCCCATACTTTGTTGGCTCCCTTTTCGAGTTGGGAAGCTTTTGCACCAATGATGACCGTAACTGGTGCAGCATGGTAATTAACAATGTCGGCAACGTCAGTAGCAGTCTCGTTATAAGTGCGGTTAATACTAATAATGTCATTGCAATCGCTGAGACCCCAAGGACTGCCACTAACACGAACGTTTGAAATATGAATAACAGGGATAACGCCAAGCGGATTAGGGCGAGAGTCAATAAGTTCGTCATTTATATATTCCTCGATGACATCATCGGTTAGGATTTCTGTGTAAGTAAATACTTGACGTGTTCCTTCAAGCGATGTACCCCAGAAACGATACTTGAGTTTAAAACGAATAAGACGCTCACGGTCGTGAGGATGAAACTCTGGAAAACAGAAAGATGAATTGAGAGGCAGAACGCGAACACGACCAGGGTGTAAACGCCCAGCAGGATCTGTGTAAGCCTCTTCGTAGGCAACCTTAATAAAGCAGTCGCCGGATACAGTTCCTTGCTGACCAATTTCCCACAAAACAGTTGCCTTGTTGTTATCGACTTCCCAAACTCTTTCAAGGATGTCAGGAACGATTGCTTCTGTTTCTTTTGGAGAGCGGAACTGTACGCCTTTTCCAAAAGTGAAGTTGATAATAAAGTCTGAGAATGCACGGTAATAGTTTAGCGCGATTTGGCTTTCGCCTGTTTGACGTCGGTATGAGTAGTGATGGCCAAGATACATAGCCCAGTTCATTGAGTAACGGTTGAGGCGTGGCCCGTGTACTTCAAACTCTTCATCGGCTAGTTCTACAAGACCAAGAGGAGAAATGGAGATTGTTAAATCGCTTGACGCCGCCCTATAACTGGGTGGTGAAAAGTCAATTGAACTCACTTTTACTCCCTATCCAAAAAATGTTAAGACGCTTATCGTAGCAGTGCCAGTATGAAGTTGGATTTCTACCTACGAGTATCGCCCTTGATAAGGCCCTTACCGACAGGTTTAGTGACCTTTTTCATTACTTTTTCTTTTTCTTTTTCTTTCTTTTCCTCAACAAGATCTCTATTGCGAGGATCAATATCTTTTTTCGATGTAACGTACTTGCCGCCCATTTGATTATATTTAGTTTTAATCCAGTGAGCCCTTGAAGGAGACTCTTTAGAGAAGCGAGTACCTGCTTGTACGCGAACCATGTTATATAGACGTGGGTTAGCGGGGATCTGTTTAGGACCTTCTTGAACCGCTTTACCTTGGATATATGCCATGAGTAATCCTTTTTAGAAAAGCCCCACCAGTCCCGAAGGACGGTGGGGACTCACTTCTTTATTAGTCGCGGACTACAGAAGGGTTAGCGACTTGCTGGTGTGATCCGTCGCGATATACCTCTTCGAAAACATTTGAACCGTGGTCAGCAAATCCACCCTTTGAAAACTCTGAAAGGTGTGAAGGTGCTTCTACCCATGAAGCAGAACCAACGTGAGCACGCTCACGCATTGTCTCTTCTGCGGTCTTTGTGAAGACGTTAGCATTGCGATTAGGACGTCCAGCTGCAGGCTGATAAGCCTGTGACGCTCCCTTAGAAAACTCTTGTGGCACATCGGTATCGGTTGCGATACCTTCTTCGAAGCGAAGTGGACCACGTTGTCCTGGAAGTGCTGATGCAACCTTGCGATCGTAAACAGTACCTGGACGTTCTGGGAACTTAGGTGATGGTGCAATTGTCATTATGACTCCTTATATAAGGTTGAGGCCTCGGTTTAAAGTATCCATTATTACAAGAAAGTTCTCATAGTAAAGTCAAAACTATCTGCCATAAAATGGAGACGAGGTCATCTCTACTTGTGGCAGGGTTAGATCCATGGTTAGAGCGCAGGCAATCGCTAAAGAGTCTGCGTAGTCATCATGGGCGTGCGCTTCTTCTGGGGCGTGAGCCAAGAAATTAGGCCCCTGAAACTTAGTTTCGAGGTCAGTCATTTGTTGGTAAAAACGCTTCCAAGAACGAAGTCTACGGGTTTTTGCGTGCGCTGGCCACCCAACCATACGTCTATCGATAAGAGCTTTAAGGTGTTTCCAGCGTTTTGATTGCTCTTGAGAACTACTACCTACTGAGTGAACCTCAGCCCTAGGCAGTAGAAGTTTAAGGCGTTGAGCAACCGCGTCACCTACTCCGTTAGCATCTACTCCGACTGCCAGTACGTCGTAGTTGCTTAGGAAGTTAACAATTTGAAAGTACTGGTCTTCCCAGTCATCCCCTTGGATTTCCATCCAGTTTAAAATTCTATGATCAAAGTAACCAAACTCATCAGGTCGATCCCAGTCAACCCACACAACGGTTACAACAGTTGAGTCTAGTTTTCGTGCGGGGTCAACTCCAACAACGACTGGCGTACGGTGCCAAGCTTTAACTGTTTCTTGTGATGTATCTCCAAGCTCGTCCATGATTGCGGATGTAACGAACATTCCTCTTTCCAGCAACCACTTGCAGTTGTACGACATCTGGAACTCATCAGAGTCCTCGCCAATGCGGAGCATCTCTTTCTTAATGAACTTGCCATAGTTTGTGTTGACTTTTGCTACGTCACGCCAATCCCATTCAAAATGATTTTGACGAGAAGATCGGGCAGTTTGTCTGCGCTTGTTTAACTGGATGGACTTGTAAAAGTTATTCTTGTGTGTAGTAGGTGTACCAGTCTTCACCATTGTGCCTGAGTAGTAAGCAAGCATAGGAGAAATTGATTTAGACACAACGAAGTCGTCCGCCTCTTGGCACTCGTCAATAACAATAAGATGGAAAGACTTAGACTCAATCTTTGCACGCGGGTTAGCGGTCATCATAGAAAGGCTAGAGCCAGAGTTCTTTAGTTTGATCTGACGCGTAACTCCGGGAACCTTACCTAGCGAATCATCAATCTCTGCGTCGTTTAAAATTTCTAAAGCACGCTCACTTGTAAGTCGGTTTAATGCACGACCAAACAGGGTTTCTACCTGACCCTCAACTGGAGCAAACATACCAATCCAAACGCCATCTTTATACTTACCCAATAAGTCTGGGTACATACGACCTAAGCGTGGAAGTAGCACCATAAGAGTTACAACAGTGTTAGCAATAGTTTCTGACTTACCTGACTGACGTGCAGCAAGCGCTGTTATTTCTTCACCGTCGTTTATAAGAACCGACTCAATTATTCGTCTAGCAAGTGGTTTTTGGTAAAGGTGTAGATCGTGACCAACAAGGGCTTCCATAAAAGTCATAGTCTTGTCTATGATTTTGTTTACAAACTCACGGGATAGTTCGTCTAACTCTTCATCTTCTTCTCCGAGCAGGAGGTCTTGATCTTCATCTTCCAGAAGATCGTCTTCATCAAGAAATTCAATGTCGCTCATATAAACCTAAGTCTAGTAGAAAACATAAAGCCCTGGCTTTTATACCAGAGCTCTACGTTGCCACACGGGGAGAAGGAAGTGAGGTGCCTTAATTGTAGGTGGTTTACTAAAACCGTGCTTTTACACTCTTGTCATTCTGTTGTGGAGTTCGTCAATAATTGCGTGAATGGCCTCTACGCCAGTCAAGGCTTCCTTCAGGTAACTCAAATCCCTACTTCTGCCATACATGCTGAGGCAACGTCCAAGTTCTACTAAAGTTTGATCTGCCCACAAATCAAGTTCTCCTGTAGGAATTTTTTTAACTCGGCTAGCAATCTTTTCATCAAAGGGTTTTACCCAAGGTTCTTTCTTTTTAAACATTCCAGTCTTCAATTTCATCTGGTGTCAGCTCCATATTCCGTAGTCCCATAGCGCTCGCTAGCCTAGCAGTGGCGCCTTCTTCGTCATAACCGGGTAGACCTTTATCCTTCCAGAATCCTACGTAGAACCCTGGGTGAGTTTTAGGAAACCTAAATACTAGGCACAATCCTTTTCTGTAGGGAGACTCTATTTCTTGAGTCCACCCCTTTTCAACCACTGGCAAAATATCACGGTGGTAATACTGAAGCGTTCCTACATATAGTGATCCGAATGATTTCATTAGCTGTTGAACATTACCCTTGTCTCTGGAGGCATCTCTGCGGGGTTAAACGGCGCCCAAGGGTAGTCGTCTAATCCTGAATGTTTTAAGTATAGACCAGTTGAGTTGCTTGACTTTAAATCGTTCCACATCTCTACCGGAACATCGTTATATTCAATCCAAGGCCCATTATTCTCATGCCCAGCACTGCCTCGGAACTTAACAACAAGTTTTTGCTCTTCACGACTGTACGCAAGTTTTATTGCACGTGGGCGCGATGGGTTAGTGGTTGGGGCGGGAATTGAGGAGTAGGAAGGAGTAGTTTCACGAGGCTCTTCATTTACTGGTTGCGCTATCTCCCAGTCGGTTGCCCGACCAAATTTTTCTCTAGCGGCTTGCTGAAGGTTGTAGGTTTTTTGACCAGACTGTTCTTCAGAGGCTTGTTTGCGAGAAAAATAACTATCGTTGCCTCTTGCCATTAATCTCTACATTCATGATCGCCAGTTTTATTTTCTAAAACTCTGCTGTGACATTCTGAACAAATCATTGTTCTTGGCTGTTTAAATCCGTTTTGGGCTGTTGCACCAAGAGGATGGTTAGCTCCGTCTTCCGCTAACTCTGGTTCGTAGTCATCAACTACGGGTTTTTCATTAAACAACTCTCGGGGAAAAGGTCCCTGAGGGTTCATTATTGATTTAGGAAATGGGTGTGCTTGTTTAGCCTCAAACCGCTGGATTTTCATCAGAACCCTCTGATGGCGCAGGAGTTTCTACAACAGGCTCTTCGACAACTTTCTTAGCGGATTTTTTTTCAACCGGCTTTTGAATGTCTAACTGCCCAACATCGGCTCTATCGCGTAGCGATTTAGGAAGGCACGTTGCACAATAGTACGCAGGACTTACGCCCGGATCTAAAATGTTATAGATTGCATCTGATGGACAGTTAGAGCACTTCATAGTTACTTAGCCTTTTTCTTTGGAGCAGAAGCCTTAGCAAGTAGGTCTGTGGCAATCTTTGCCGCAATACCGAATGCTGGATCTTTAGGGTTGATTGCTCTAAGCGCTACTGGCAAAGTGGCTGCAAGAGCTGCAATAACAATTGACTTAGGGTCGTTGTTACCGGTTGCGTTTACGGCAATTGCTGCCGCAAGAAATGAACGTCCATAGGACGCTAGCATTGCTTTAATCTTTGGTGACATATAATCTCCTTATATAGCGGGCCGAAGCCCTGCGCCTAGTGTAGCAGTTTTACTTATTTGTCTCTTCAATGTGTGTGTCCAAACGGCCCTTCATTTCAGCCAGATCGATTTTAATCTCTGTAAGCATTGGTAAAACCTCTAATTTGATCTTGTCATTGAGGCTTGTCCCACCGTTAGGCTTAAGTTCTGAAAGGTATGCTTTTATCATCCAGCGTGAAAACGCCCCTACGCCTGCAAGTGTTGCGGTTACAGCGGCAGCTATTCCTGCCCAATCCATGGGTGTCATTAACGTTCCTTATAGTTAGAGGGGGGAACCGAATTATTCTGTGAATTATGTCACATAATTTATTGCACTGGTTTATTTATACTGTAATTCTGTCTATTTTGTCCGTTTTAAACTGGATTAATATTTCATACAGAGTTCAGTTTGTTCTACTCTGTATAGCATGTGCTACCGTTAAGGCAGAGATAGGCACCCACAAGGTGCCTTTTTCCAACTGAGAGGAGCAGCAATGCTTAATATCAGAATCAACTTCCAAGTTGATCTAAAGAAGTTAGGGGCGAAGTTAGCAGTATTCCTTATTGCTATATCGCACCTAGTAGTACCACCAACGGCACAGGCTCTGACAACTCCTGCAAAGCCAGAAAAATCAGTTACGGTCAGTTTGACGTACTTGAAAGTGACAACTACTAAAACAGAAGCCAAGGCCGCCTTGGCAAGTGACACCGTCAAATACTTTGACGCTGAAGCGCTCGCTTTCTTGACTACCTACAGCGATGGGTGGGATATGAAAGAGTGGAAGTGTCTCCAGAACATCTGGCAAAAGGAGAGCCATTTCAACCCTAAGGCTAAGAACATGAGCTCTGGCGCATATGGAATTGCCCAGTTCATGCCATCTACTTGGGGCAACTACGGGGTCGAAAAGACTGCCGAAGCAAAACTCCAAATCAAATACGGACTTCGTTATATCTACAAAAGATATGGATCCGCCAGCGATCCTAACGGCGCATGCAACGCATGGGCATTCTGGCAAAAAAATAGATGGTACTAAAGCAAAAAGCCCCCTGCATATAGCAGGGGGCTTTTTTGTTTGAATCTTTTATGAGGCTGTTGCGTATGGTGTGATTGAGATTGTAGCTGTTGAAAGCACTGAGGCTGTACCAGCTGCAACTGTCTGAGACTTGATTGTTCCAGCAACACCTGTAAGACCAGCAACAGAAAGTGAACCTGTTGATAGTGTTCCTGTAGTTGCTGTTGTGTAAGAAACAGTATCTGTAGCAACTGCTGTAACTGTGTATGTACCGTTGAGATCTGTATTTGGTGATACAAGTGATGCAACAGTAATCTTTGTACCTACTGGGTACTTAGCACCAGCACCTGTTGAGGTGATTGTTGCTGTTGTACCTGTACGTGCAACTGCTGTGATTGTTGATGCTGCGTTTGTAGCTGCTGTAGCTGTTGTGATGTTAGCTGCTTCGTAACCAGCATCTTTAAGTTCATCAAGAGCTACTGCTAGTGTGTCACCAACTACTGAAGGTACGTTGATGTAGCCGATTCCAGCGCCATCAGCTGCTGTAGCAGCAGTTGTTAGCTGAACCTTGCCGTATGCCTGACCTGTAATTTCACCAGCGTTTGCTGCGTTAGTTACTGTGAACTTTAGTGCGTTTGCAAAAGCAACTGTTGCTGCTGAAAGATTGTAAGCTGATGCTGTTAGACCTGTAATGTTTACAGAGTCTCCAACTGCAAGCTTGTTTTGAGCTGTGTAGGTAACTGTTGTGCCGTTACCTGTTGCTGCTGTAATCATGTAGCTACCTGCTGCAGGGTAATACGCTGGGTATCCAGCCCATCCTGCTTCAGCGTTAGCATGGTTGTCAAGCGCTGCGTTTAAACGGTCCGCTGCTACACGAGTAGTAGCTGCCCATCCGTAGTCGCCTGTTGAGCCACCGATGTTTGCTGGCGTAATTGCCGCTGCACGGTCATCGTTTGGCTGCATAGGGAAGTTTCCCCATACGAAGTCAACTGCTTGTTGACCTGATGTATCTAATGCCATTTATGTACCTATTCTCTAGAGTGGTTAAGCACCTGATCGGGGTGCAGTCCAAGTATCTAAGAAGATTAAGGTGTTGTCAGCGCTACTTGCTCTTCTATCCAACTGTATGTTTTAGAAAGACCAGCTCTTAAGTCCTCGTCTACCGACCAACCCATGATTGACCTAAACAATGTGTTGTCTGATGTTCGTGCATGTACACCTATTGGGCCATCAATATGCTTCTTAGTTAATTGCTTACCGGCAATCTCTGAAACTATATCTACCAACTCATTAATAGAGACGTGCTTTTCAGATCCGATGTTGATTGGATCAAAGAACTCTGGCTCTCTATAGAACTCCACGGTTGCATGGATGCACTCGTCAATATACAAGAATGAACGATGCTGGTTTCCGTCTCCCCAAATCTCAATCTCATCTGTAGCCTTTGCCACTTTACGGCAGATAGCCGCTGGCGCTTTCTCCTTACCGCCATCCCATGTGCCGTAAGGCCCGAAAACGTTGTGGTACCTAGCAATCTTGTTCTTCATTCCGTGATTCTTGTTGTAAGCGGTGTAGAGGCGCTCGCTAAAGAGTTTCTCCCAACCGTACTCAGTATCCGGTGAAGCTGGGTAGACCGTTCCTTCTTTACAGTTAATGCTGGACGGATCCATCTGGTTGCACTCTGGGTACACACAGGCGGTAGAAGAGAAGAACACGCTTTTAACGCCAACCTCTTGAGCCCTCTTTAGCACATGGACATTTATCAGTATTGAGTTGCCCATAACATCTGCATCATTATCCCCAGTGTTGATATACCCAGCGCCACCCATATCTGCGGCTAACTGGTAGACCTCATCAAATTGCTGATCTAGAGTTGCGGCCACCACGTTTACATCACGAAGGTCGCCCAACACAAACTCGTCTGCAAGCGTGTCCCAATACTCAGGGTGCTTAATATCAACCCCACGAACCCACATGCCGTCTTCTTTAAGGCGCTTGACTAGATGGCTCCCAATGAAACCGCCCGCTCCTAAAACCAGTGCTTTCTTCATATTGTTATACACCTACTCGCTGTTCCTAGATACATCCAATGCGGCTGGTTGCCCTTAACAAAATACGCTTCAATCTCTTCAGTCTTGTCATCTCGGCCATAGATAATTTGGTTATCTAGAACAGGGCTGTAAACAGTTGCTGTAGGGGACAAGAAACAAGCCCACCAACTAAAACTACTATTAGCCCTAAAAACTGTACGGGCGAAGTAGAGGCGCAAGAAATCCTCTAGCCAGTCAAACACAATACCTTCTTGGTATTCGGCTCCCATAGGGTAGCTCCAGCCCAATCTAGGGCTTGCTGGGCGATCTGGATGCCACTGGTTTAAGTAGTCATCTGAGCACCATTCCATATGATCTGGATCAAAGCCGTATTGTTTAAATGCTTTGTAGTACGCCTCTTTAGACAAAACGGAGTATCCCTGAATGTTTACTTTATTAAATTCGGGACTTGCTATGTCGTCTCTGCGTAGATGAGAGATGTCGTAAGTACCAGCGCGGGTAGACCAGTACTTGTAGGCTGCGGTCTCTTTAACTTCATCGGAAAACTCAAATACTTCAAGAAGGTGTTCTTTTGTCATAGGAGTAAATACTGAGTCGTTGTATGCCGACAAGCTGTCAAAAAAGATTGGCGTTTCGTACTTCCTGTAGTTATGCCCCTCGATAATTGCATCTACTTTAGTTATTCCCGGAAAAGCGCTATATACAACATCATCTCGAGTAACGCCTAAAATACCACCGTTATTCAAAGTTTGGGCTAACTCTGTGTTATCAGTAACTTTGTGGTTTTGGTTTTTGAAAAGGTAGGTACCTTCCCAACCAGAGTGAGTTATATATTCCACATTGTGGAGCCTTTTATAGGTGGAGGCGTACGCGTATTGATGCATACGATTTCCAAACTTACCGTGCCAGTGAGATTGAAATATAAAACTCATAGCAGAACTACCACTTACCGATTGGGCAGACGGCCTTCTCTAATTTAGTTTTTAGTGACATGATGCAACCACACTGTTTGCACTGTGTTGTTAATCCTATAAATTCTGGGCAAGTCTGACAAAGACTATATCTTTCTTTAACTTTTTCTTCGGCTGCGTACTCAGTATTTGGGTTAAGTAGATCCCAAGGTCTAGTCTCGCCTAGTTTTTCTTTATACTGTTGCCACTTACTTTTTTCTGTCATTCGTACACTCCTGGGACTATAAACTGACCATCTACGTACAACCAGCCAGGTTCTGCTTTGTCTGCATGTCTCTGAACATCTAAAGTTACATGTACGATAATCGGATCTGAAACCATGATTGAGTATGTTTTCTCATTTGCTACTACGGTTTCACCATCAATACTAAATTCAAAAAGCCCTGAGCTCGTTTCTCCAATATCAGTTACAGAAGATGCGTTTAAAAACTTTTCCGCTATTTCTGGGCTAACTCCAATAAAATCAATAATTTCTCCATCTATAATTAAAGCTAACTGCATCGCAGTTTTGCCCGCTTCAACTTGAATCTGCTTTACTCCCGGAATAAACCAGTCCTCTTCTTGTAAATTAATCATGATTTATTGTAGCATTCCTATTAGACCCTGCAAATATCATCATATACTTAGCCCGCACAACAGGTAGTTCTAGATCCGTCAGAGTTGTAATTAGCCGCGCATTGACCCGTGGTGTAGCACTGATAATAGTTTACGCTTGCGCTATTTGTTACGTCATAAGACTTGCAATTATACTTATAATTTGAACATGATGTAGTAGTGGCTACCGTAGTTGTGGTAGAGGCTACTGTAGTCGTAGTGGTTGCCGCTGGAACACAAGAGCCCCAACTATTTGTATTTGCACAGCCCGCTGGGGTGTAGCAAATTCTGTAATATCTAGAACCTGAAGCACAAGTACCGTAAGGATCTGTGTCTGTATATGGATAAGTTCCATTATCTGGAATATATCTATCACATGTATTACAGTTTACTGTAGTTGTAGTTGCGGCAGTAGTAGTGGTGGTAGCAGCAGTCGTAGTGGTAGCAGTCGTAGTGGTAGCGGTAGGATTTGGACACGATGCCCCTGAAGCACCGTTTTCAACGCAGTTAACTCCCGTACCGCTTCCATTACTTGGACATGGGCTTGATGGGTTTGGAGCATCTCCCGCAGCGCAGAGATGGAATCCAGAAAGAAGTGTTGGGTATGAGGCGGTAGTTGTAGTTGTAGTCGTAGATGTTCCGGCGCAACCTGTTGGGGATGTACGAGCAGACACGATAGAGCAACTAATACTTGTTGCACCAATATTAGTTAAAAGAGTAGTGTAAACAGAACACGCTTGATTAATGTCTGTCGTGAGGACGTTGTTTGCATCAACAGTGTAAGACTCTACAAGTGGAGCGTTGTTGTAGCAGTAAGAAAGGTAAACCGTTCCCGGGTTTACAGCAGGGGCGGTAGTAGTAGTAGTAGTAGTAGAACTTGTAGTAGTGGTAGTTGGTGGTACCCAAGGTCTTCCATCACTGTCACAACATGTATTACCGCATGGTGAGTCATAACTTCCAGTCATACCCGGGAAAGGACAGACTGGGGTTGTAGTTGTAGTAGTTGTAGCCGCTGCTGTTGTAAAGCTTGTGCTAGCAGAAGCACTTTGCCCGCTGTAGTTAGCGTTTGCAAATAAAGTTACCGTTACTGAGTAAGTAGTACTTGCTGAAAAACCTGTAAGTAAAACAGGAGGTCCGCCCGCAGAACTAGCGCTGTTACTACTAGATCCGTTAGATGCAATTACAGTGTATGAACCCCATCCGCTTCCGCCCCATGTTATGTAAGCCGCGTTTGAAGTCCACGCTTGACCCGCCCCCGCACCATACGCAATTGCAGAACTAATATTTGGGTATGCCTGCGCTGTTGTAGTAGTTGTAACAGGAACTGTTGTAGTAGTTGTAACAGGAACTGTTGTAGT